ATTCCAACTATAGCGTCATCTGAGTTTGCTGTTCGTAAAGTTACGGCTCCTGTACCTACACCGTTGGCTGTATTTCGTTCAAAATCTTGTGCCATTTATTCTCCTTTACAATGCTATCGCCATCGCTGTGGCAAAGCCTTTACTTGCTGAGTCTGCCGATGCGTACGTCTTTATATCCAATGCAGGTATCTGCTTTGTAGTTGTGCCATCAATTATTATTATTGCGTCTGAGTCTGCTACCGTAATAGATGATGTCGATTTAGCGGAACCATCAAGTAAGTTTAACTCTGCTGCTGTAGAATCAACGGCAGCTAGTTTAGTGAAATCAGCCTGTACTAATCCTGATACACCATCCAGTAAATTTAACTCCTCTGGTGTTGATGTAATCTGTGTGGTACTAGCCGCTGCAAGAACAGGCAAAGTGCCTGATTGATTTGGCAAACTTATTGTTCTATCGGCTGTAGGATCGACCGTTGTAAGTGTTGTCTCGTGTGCGTCAGGAGTAGAACCCTCAAACACTAAAGTGTTCTGAACATTTATAGTTGTGCTGTCTACTGTTGTAGTCGTGCCACTTACTGTGAGATTACCTGTGACTGTAAGGTTATCGTTTACCGTTGTTTCTGAGGTGGTATGACCTATAGATATAGCAGTTCCTGATACACCTGTACCTATCGCTACAGACTCACCACTGTTTCCTGTATCTACCACAAGATAATTATCTGATCCTTGCTTTATTGTAAACGCTGTAGCTGAGTTGTCGGATACGGCTACGTTTATATCCGTTCCGTCTGGACTGATAGAGTCTACAGCTATATCGCCCACATTAGTGATATTGTTGTCACCAAAACTTACGTTATCGCCAAAAGTTTTATTTGTAAGAGTAGCAGTCGAGGCAGTTGATACTAAGTCAACATCTCCACCAGTGCTTGGCAAAGTTAACGTATTAGAAGCAGTTTCTGAATGTGGAGCTGCCTGTAACGCTTGTGCGTGAGCGTTGCCTGATTCACAATAAAAGTTTATTTTAGAACGTGAACCTGAGTTCTTTAAATCGATAGTACCACTTTGAATGTCGACATTACCATCTAACCTAACTACGCCAGACCCATTTGGTGTTATAGCTATGTTACCATTTGAGGTTGATACAATACTGTTTCCATTCACATCTAAATTGCCACCCAATTGTGGTGACGTATCGTTTACCACATCCACGCCTGTAAGAGATGCACCACTACCACTGAAAGCTGTAGCGGTTACTGTCCCTCCTATGGCGACATTGTTACTGCCATCTTCCACCACCATCTTACTTGCAGGCACTGTGATAAACACATCTTTTGTTCCTGCACCAAAATCCACAAGATTATTACTATTGGAACTTGCTATTACTGATCGTGCTAATGTCGTGCCAGAAGCTGTAAATGTTCCTAGACCAACCTCAAAAGCACCATTTGTATTATCAACAATAGCGTAATAGGTGGTATCAGAATTAGATAGATTAGCAGTAAAAGTCTCAAAGTTAGTAACCGCACCAAGAAGAGTGATTGTGCCTGTGCCTGTTGTCGTTGTCGTTTCACGAACTCTATCTGCTATTACAAATGCCATTAAGCTATCCTTATTATCGCGTTGCTCGCATCAGCTGCCGGAAACACAACAGTAAAATCACCAGATGATGCTGATTTATCAGAACCAAAATCTAACACACACACCGCCGGATCACCCGAAGCGCTATCATTGAATATCAGAGCCCCCCTAGCTGTAAGCGTCACATTACTGAAGGTTTCATCTGTAAAATCTGTTAAAGCTGTCGTGCTAGACGATGTAGGCGTTACATTGGTAAGCGCCTGTCCTTTAGCTGTATAATTTGTTCCTGATACTTCATTGCTTGTAGTATACGCTGTTGTACCCGCGCCTAGACTCGCGCTTGAAGTATACAAAGCTATATTAAAAGTGTTACCCGAACTATTTGTAAAATTGTGAACGCCTTTTAATAATTCTACCTTAAAAGAGGTACACATTGCCTGCGATATAGCCATTATAATCTCCTTATCATTTCAGCAAGCTTTTCATGGCCTGCGTTTTTAATTGCATTACACACAGTGGTTCTATCTGATTTTATAGCTTCTTTCATATAAAAGGTAATAACCTTTTCTAAATGAGACTTAAATGCGTGCGCCTGATCTCTAATCTCTGGCGCAGCGTTATCTCCAACCTCTACAATCTTATCTACACAACGAGCCGCAACTTCCTCTGGAGTAAATCCTCTATTGTTTGTGGTTTGTATATCTACTATTGGTGTTTTTGGTAGCTCCATTAACATTACTGTTTATCCCTCATAACCATACCTGTTCTATAATAATCACTAACCTCTTTTGCCTCGCCGTATAGTTTAAGCGATTGCACAGCTTCCGTAAACCTTTGTGCATAATTCTGCATCACATCAGGCTCACCCTTCATAAATGTATATGCTTCCATTAAACTTCCATACAACAAAGCATTGGGTGCATTTGTGCTTAACCATGTTTCTCCAGAATCAGCGCCTGCGGTTAAACTGTTTGGCCTGTAGTAATAATGCAACTCAACCGCAAAACTGCTACTAGGAGTAGGTGCCACGATAAAGTTGTCGGTGTCAAACAAAGCATAAAAGCGTGGCGATCCTGTGGTTGAAGAGTTTGGCGTAAATGTTTGTATAAAATTTACATCTTTGTAATCAAGAAATACTTTATTGCTACTGCCATCTGTAAAGCTTAAAGAAAACGGTGTAAGAAAATCTGTTGGACACGCTAAAAACTCACTACTTGAAGTAAACGCTGCTGTAGCGTTTTTTCTAAAAATACTAAGCTGCACGTTTTTAAGTATGCGCTCTTCTGCAATCTTAATAAAATTAGATAGATTATTAGTGAACGTCGTCTCTGTGTTTTCAGAATAATCCTGTATCGCTGTTTTTAGTGTAGCAAAAGTAAAGCTCATGTTGTCACCGTAACCTCTCCAACAGAGGCAAAAGCACGTATTGCTACCCCTCTTTCAGGAAACCCACCCGGGCCCACAGGAACTGTCTGTGGCTCTGTTCTGTCAGGTCTGGCGTCTTTTAAGCCAAGGGCGTCTACTACGGTAGGAAAAGGCTCAAGTTGTGGTTGTTTTGGTTCAAACTCATCCTTACCTACAAGGGAGCCATTCCACTCTTTACGCATATCTTTGTACTTATAACGAAAACCTGATCTATCTGATATAGCGTAAGCGTGTTTACCTTGTGCAAATCGAGCCATCAGGAACTCCTAAAATATTCATACTGAGGCACTACGTTAAAAGAAGCTCTATCTCTGTCCTCAGTCATCGCGCGTTGAAACTCCTCTTCGTAGACTGCTTTTAGCATCTGTGTTCTGTTAGGCGCTCTTTTCATACTTATGTAGTAAGCCAGTCCTGCTGCCAAACATGGAAAGAACCGAAAGGGCATATCCATCGTATTAATAAAGGTGTCAGCATCATCCATACGCGTTAGTGCATCAAAGATAATAGTGTCTGTGCTGTTTTCTGGGGTAGGCCATATTTTTAAAACAGGTGTAATCTGCCTATCCAAAAAGAATTGATTAGGTCGTCCTGTTGTACTTTTGGTTGGTATGCCCAAATATGTGGATCTGCTTATGCGTTCCATAGCAAAGTCTGTCCTACTACGCCTTACAACAACAGAAAGTATATCAATCACATTCGTATTCAGGTTGTACGTAGATGTACCGGAGGTAAGCGCCTGTGTGGTCTGTGTTATGGTCCACTGATTAAGACCACGGTTAGCCCACTCGGCTAACATAAGATTCAAAGAACGCTTGGCAGATTTAAGATCGTAACCCGTTCTAACCTCTAAACCACAACGTTCAAACGCCTCTTCGATGTACTCTGCAACGTCGAGTTCGAAGTCTGTGCTATCTGATACGGCCATTTACTCATCCTTGTTTGCATACATATTATCAAAAATTTGGTTTACGTCCAACACATAATCTAAATCAGACTTTGAGTAATGTATATGCTGC